TACCTTCCTATACGTATGGAAGATATTATCGGCTAGTTGGTTTCCCATTTTTTGCCTTCTTTCGTGTAACAATTCAGCTTATCTGAATTTCTTAATTTCAAATCTAATCGAAGTTTCAAATCTTGTCAAGCACCAAAAGAACACGACTCGACCATGCTTGTAATTCCCCTATGTGAAGTAAATCTTTTTACTGATATTTTTTTTATGTTTCCCTATGTGTACTCGCCTACGTGTACGTGTGAGAATCGTTTCAACCCATAGGAACTATTTTTAAATGAATCGTGGGACATACGCCTACATTCGTACGTATACGAGCATGAATGTAGATGTAAACTTTAGATTTAGATTTCCTTTATACGCTCACGCATTATGCGTATGCGTGTGTATGTGAAGGGGGATTTAACCTAGCTACCCCCTATATATAGTACGTAAGTCCTAAAAGATTATGTGGTAATTTGTCTGATTAGGAACTGTGGTGTAGCAGGTATTTTACACGACAAGGAAGGTATAGCTATTAACTACACCACCGTTCACTATGTCCTACTTTAACAGTAAAGGAGAGTAAACACAACATTATAAAATTTCTTTTTTAATGTGTAGTGTTTATGTGTTAAGTCCTTTCGTACGTTAGCGGACATATGCGTGTAATTTTTTTTTGAAATTTTAATAAATTGTAATCCTTGGGTACTAGCCTTGTGGTAATCCCAGTCCTTATCTCTGATAAGTAGCTAGCTTTTAGCCGTCCGATAGCTCCTTCACCTGTAAATACCTTATTAAAAGTTATTTGTATAATCACTATACCAGTAAGATAAGTATATGCAAGAATTAGGAAGGTTGCTTTTAAAGAGATGGTATGAAGATATCGTTGATTCAGATGGTAAGACTGTCTATGTAGTAAGACCAGCAGGCGAGGAAGAGAAGCAGAAGGGTGCTGATTTCTTCATAGTATCTAATGAATTAGAATCCAAGTATCTTAAAATAAAAACAGATAAAGATATTAAAGAAACCAACCTAGTTTCCTTAGAACTATATAGGGAGGGGGACAAACTAGAGATAGGGGAGGCTATGCAGACTTTCCCAGATTACTTCTTCTACTGGATTTATCCCACCACCGAGCTTCTTTACTGGAATCCTTCTGAACTGAACCCCTACCTAATGAAACAGATATTAGAAATAAAAAATTTTTTTTCACGTACGATTAAGCTCGAGAGGGACGAGTTGCTCAAAACAGGGCTAGTACGCTCACATACGGTAAGTCATAATCTACTAGAAGATATATTAAATAAAATCAACTAGAATCTTTTAGATGAGTAAAATTATTGCAGTTTGTAGAAGCTGTAATGAAAAACTAGAAATAAGAAGAACATTTAAAAAATGTATTAATCTAGGATGTATTAAATATAATAGAAGGATTAGGAGGAGAGATGCCAGTAAATAAAAAAGGAGCAAAAAAAAGATACAGCTCTAATAGAAAAACCAAGAGGTAGGAAATGGATAAACCTAATATATTTAGTGAACCAAAAGAACTAAAGAAGTGGGCTATACGAGTAGCCAATGCTTGTGGTGGACAAGAAGTACAGCAGTTAGGCATTAAAATTAATCGAGTGAATATACAAAAGCTAGGTGTATTAATAGATGAATTTGTAAATCAACATAATGAAACATCAGCATTAATAAATCAGGAAGAAGAGTGAATGCCTAATTTAGTTTGTGTATCTCCTGAATGTGACGAGTCATTACCTAAAGGTAAAAGAAAATATTGTTCAGATACTTGTAAATGGAGAGAGCAAAAAAGAGTTCATAGAAGTTCTAAACTGAATCGTGAATATAAACCTGAAGAGAAAAAAATAAATAAATCAAAAGTAGCTACTACTAGAAGGGGTGCCTTATATGATAAGTTTGTTGAAGAAGGTTATGCACTAGATTTAATTAATGGAACTATGAAGCGTAATGATATAGCTGAATTACTAGGTTGTACCCCAGCACACATTTCTAGATTATTAGGTGCTTATCAAGAAGATATAGAACAAGCAGCTGCAACAAAGAGTTGGAAGAAGTCAGAAGCAACTGAACAAGCTGAAAAAGATTTTCAAGCCTTTAGAGATATGTATTTTCAAACAGAAAAAGGTGAGCTATTTGAAACAGCAGATTTCCATAAAGCATGGATAGATTCAATTATTAAAGCTATAGAGACAGGTGGACAACAAATGATTCTATCTCCACCTAGGCATGGAAAGACTGAACTACTTATACACTTTGTAGTTTGGCTTATATGTACAAATCCTAATATCAGAATTATGTGGGTAGGTGGTAATGAGGACATAGCTAAAAACTCTGTGTCATCAATAATGGATACTTTAGATGCTAATGAAAAATTAAAAGAAGCCTACTGTGGACCAGGTGGTAATTTTAAACCAGCAAACAGAACAGGTAAATCTTGGTCACAAAATCAATTTACTATAGCTACTAGAACTATACCTGGTATTAAGTCTCCAACAATGATAGGTATAGGAAGGGGTGGTAAAATTCTATCAAGAGATTGTGACATTATTATTGCAGATGACATTGAGGACCATAGCTCTACTATGCAACCTAAGTCAAGAGAAAACACTAAACAATGGTGGACTACAACATTAGGTTCAAGAAAAGAAGAACATACAGCTATGGTTCTTATTGGCTCTAGACAACACCCTGAAGATTTATATGCATCTCTTTTAAATAATAATGCATGGGAAACAATAGTTGAAGAAGCACACGATAGCATGTGTACTTTACCAGAGTTTGATGAAGAGAAACATGTTGACTGTATGTTGTGGGGTAGCTTTAGAACTTTTAAATGGTTGATGAATAGAAAGAACGATGCACTTACTACAGGTGGTTTAAAGAACTTTGAAATGGTTTATTTAAATAAAGCTATGGCAGAAGGACTTAATATATTCAATCCAGAAGTTATAGAAAAATGTTATGACCCTTCTATACCTCTAGGGTATATACCTAACGGAAGTTATCTAGTTGCTGGTTTAGACCCTGCTGCAACAGGATATCAAGCAGGATTTCTATGGGCAGTAGAGACTGAAGATAGTAAACCTAGATTAACAATGGTTGATTTAGAAAACCACCAAGGTGGTGGTCTAGATGAAGCATTAGAGCTTATTAAGAAATGGTATGATAAATACAATTGTTATCATTGGGTTATAGAAGAGAATGGATTCCAGAAAGCAATTAGGCAAGATGATAGGATTAAAAAGTTTGCAGCAACACAAGGTATAAAGCTAGAAGGACATGAAACACATAAAAACAAGTGGGACGAAAAGTTTGGTGTAACTTCATTAGCACCTATGTTCCAAGAGGGGATTATTACATTACCATTTGGAGATGACGAGGGAATATCTAAATCAATATTATACACAAAGCAACTGACATATTTTGCTTCTAAAGGACAAAGTAATAGTAGGGCTATAGCATCAGATGTTGTTATGGCTTCTTGGTTTCCAATGAAGACTGTTAGGACACTTACAAGATTAACTTATGGGGATATGTCCTATGATTACTCTCCAAGTTACGATAAGTATGATAGTATAGATTGGAACGAGTTACCTTGGAGTTAAAAAAGTGACACCTGAACAAGTATTAGATAGAGCAGTACATTTAAGGAATATGCATAAAGATGCATTGCCTGATAGATATAGGTTTAAAAGTATATTAAATGGTGGTGAAGATGGCATAGCAGAATTACTAGGAACTAAACAAGTAGAAAGTGGTACCTTACCTGCACCTAATTTAATGTTATCTGCATTAGATAGACTAGCCCAGAAGATTGGAAAGACACCTAAATTAGATGTCCAGATAACTAATGCAAGAGATAGTAGTCGTAATAAAGCAAAGAAAGAAAAAATAGAAAGAATTATTACTTCATATGACCATATGCAAAAACTTGAATTACAACTTCCTCAAGTAGCTAGATGGCTTCCAGGATATGGATTTTGTGTTTGGGTAATTACTTCAAAGAAAGATAAAAATGGAAATATATATCCATGTGCAGAATTAAGAAATCCTTATGACTGTTACCCTGGTTATCTTGGTAATATGCAAGAACCAACAGAACTTGCTATTGTACAAATAATCCCTCTTAAAGACTTATTTAAAATGTATCCTGAAATAAAAACTTGGTACAACGCTTCTAAAGATAGCAATCAAAGAGAAAATGAACCTGCTGCTTTATATGGATTAAATAACAAACAAGGTACCTGGTCTAATTCAAGTGATGATGGAGATGTAATTGTAGAGTATATGAATCCTGAAGGAACATATGTAGTACATCCTGCTTCAAAGAAAATTGTAGATTTTATACCTAATGTCCTTAAATCAGGACCAGCATTTGTTGTAGCTAAAAGATTTAGTTTCGATAAGTTACAAGGTCAGTTTGACCAAGTTATAGGTTTAATGGCAGCTATGGCAAAGATTAATATTTTGTCAGTTATAGCTATGGAAGATGCAGTTTTTACAGAAACAAATATTGTCGGAGAAATAGAGTCAGGAAAATATAGAAAAGGAAGACATTCCATAAACTATTTAGCTCCTGGTTCTCAGGTTGTTAAACCAGTAACTAATTTACCGTATCAGTTATTTGAATCTGTAGGAAGACTCGAAAGACAATTGAGAGTAGTAGCAGGTTATCCAGTTCAGGATGACGCAATATCTCCTAATTCATTTGTAACAGGTAGAGGTTTAGAAGAACTAGAATCTGGCGTAGGTCAGATGGTATCGGAATATCATACTATTTTAGAATATGCGTTACAGGATGTAGATGCAAAGCGTCTTGAGCTGGATGAAATTTTATTAGGTGATAAACGTAAACCTATGAGTGGTACATACAAAGGAGCTTCCTTTGCAGAGTTTTATACTCCAGATAGAGATATTGATAGTAACTATATGACTAAAAGAAAATATGGTGCTATGGCTTCTTTTGATGCACCAAACAAAATAATTACAGGGTTGCAATTGCTTCAAGCAGGAATCATTGATAAAGAAACAATGCAACACGAAATGGATGGACTAGAAAATATTGTTCAAATCAATGAAAGAATAACTAAACAGAAAACAGAAGAAATTCTTTTTCAAATGTTATTGCAACAATCACAACAGGGTGATACTAAAGCAATGATGGCTGTTGTAGAAATATATAACAATCCAAAAGGTATTGGAAATATATTAGAAAAATTCTTTTCAGCAGTAGGTGAAGAACCTTCTCCTGAAGAGCAAGCAATGTTGCAACAAGCTCAACAAGCACAAGCAGCACAACAAGGTGGTCCACCTAATTTATCAGCATTACTCGGTGGTGCATAATGGAAGGCTCAGAGTTTGAGTTTGCTGAAATAGTAGCAAGAAACTTTCCTGACTATGTTCCGCCTGTAGTAGATAATTATGTTGAGGAGATAATCATTAATCATATAACAATAGCTTACATACCTGGTGTAGGTAGGTTAGATTTGACGATTATTCCAGAAGGAGGAGAAGAATATTATGGGTAGAGGAATTAAAGGAAAATATAAAGCTGAAGATTTTAAAGGTCAAGCTAAAGAGTTAGAAACTTTAGAAAATTCTGCAATGATGGCTAGTGAAGACCCAAATATTGTAGAAACAGAAGTTCAACCAGAAATTATAGGACCTAATCCAGGAGCAATACAAGATGCTACAAGACCTACAGATAGACCTTTTGAGTCACAAGACACTCTTCATCAAGAATCTATGATGACAGGGATGGACCCTGATATGCTTTTGATGGGTATGTATAGGGTATTACCAAGTAAAGAGATAGCAGCTTTAATGAGACATAATAGATAGGGGGTCTTATGGCAGAAATAAGATGGTGGTGGCAACCTCCCTGGTCTGAAGATTTAGAAGAACAAGCTCAACAAGAAAGATTTGTACAAGCTAAACAACTTACTGATGCTTTAGAAGCTAATCCAAATATATCAGCAAACTTAAAAGGTTTAATAACAGAAAATTTTTATTTACCAAGAGATGTATTACTTGGTTCTGCATTAATAGGATTAACTGCTGATTCTCCAGAATTAGCTCCATTAGTAGAGAGATGGTTAGATGTTGAAAAGACTTGGTGGGATAGAACAAAAGGTGCTATGAAGGGAACTATTAGAACAGCTTTTGTTGCATTCGATTCTTTTCAAGATGAATTAGTTAAGAAACCTATGTTATCTACACAAAAATATTTAAATGATAGAAAACATAAAGATGGTCAAGGATTAGTAACAGCAGCAACTGCATTACTATTTGATAAAAAAGCACAAGCAGAATGGCAAAAGACTAGACAACATCTAGGTCCTTCTATAGGTAGAGAAGCAATTAAAAAATCTTTAGCTGGTGAAAAGGTAAACCTAGGTGAAGGATTTTTTGGAAATTCAACATTAGCAGAGAATACAGAAATTTATAAAGAAATGGTTGGTAGAGGTGCTGACCCAGAAGAAGTAAAGAAAATAGTTCAATCTTATTATGGAGAAGATATAACTAACTCTGAACAAGCAAGAGATGAAAGTCTTACTATTAAATCTAAACATGGAACAGTAAAGCTAACTCCTGCAGCTCCTATGTTTGCTAATGTATTTGAACCAGGAACTAGGTCTTACAATGTAGCAACAGGTATTGTTGATGGAGCATTCACACTTCTTGCTGACCCAACAATATTAGTTGGTGGATATTTATCTAAAGCTGGAAAAGTTACTAGGTCATTATCAAAAGGTGATGTTTTGAAAGGTGCTGGAATTATAGACAAATCTGTTAGAAAAACATTACATGTTCCTTCTGCTATTGAGTATGTAACAAGAACTGCTGGAGGTAGAAAGATAGTAAATCAATTAGTAAATGCACAGGATTATGGAACTATTAAAAGATTAATGGGTAATAGAGGTAGTGATGGAGCTGATGCTGTATTACATAGAAATTTAAAGAATGCAAAAACAACTAAAGAAGTAGAAGATATATTAGTTGCTGCTATTGAAGGTGGAGAAGTTACTAAGAAATTAAATCCAACCTCTTTGTTATTTAGAGGAAAAGTATCTTCTAAATTAGGAAGTGTAGTAGGTGGGGAGCTAGGAGAAGCTGTAGGTCTATCTGGAGCAATTAGACATAATTTGAATAATACTGCTGTAGGTAGAATGTTTGATACCTTTCCAGCACCAAAACTTTATGTTAATGATTTCAATCAGTCATTCTTTGATTTACAAGAATGGATGAGATTTGCAAGAGTAGATGATGCTATAGCAGAACCTGCCTTAGATAAACTAGCTGATTTAGCTCTTACACAAAAAGGATTAGATAATGTAAGTAAGGCTCAAGCTGTAAGAAATATGAATGATATTTTAGATGTTTGGAATGATGTACAAAAACACATAGCTCAAAAATTTGAAAATATAGGATTACCTCCTGAGTTAGTTAAAGGAGTTAAAAAATGGATGGCTAGTATTGATGAAACTCGTATGTATTTTACAAACGCATTAGGAGAGCTTGAATATTTTCCAGGAAGTAAAATAGAAGATTTACCATTTGATACGTTTTTCTCAGAACAATTAACTGATGATGAAGCATTAGGTCTTATATCAAGAGTATTATCTAAATATAAAAAATCTAGCAAAGTAGATACAGATGAGTTAGATGGAATACTTAATGACATAAAAGAAATAGCTAGTAATGCAACTTCTCCAGAAGATAGAGCATTAGTTGAATATGTAACTGGTGGATTTTATGACGGTGTAGAACAAGCAGGATTAAACATAGCAGAAGAAATAGGATTAAAAACAGGTGGTAGAGTCCCTTATGGATATAGAGGAAAATCTGGTACTGATGTATCACAAAGAATGAAAGAGCTTGGTCTATCAGATTTATCAGATACAGATAAAGCTAATCAATTAAAGAACCTATCTGTTGCTAGACAAGAAGCGTTAGAAAGAGTTGGTACTGAAGTAGCTAAACTTCCTAGAAGGGTTAGGCAAAAAACAAATAAAAATATTATGGAGCTTGATGGTTTAGAAACTTCTACAAGAAATATAACTGATAAGATAGAATCTTTAAGAGTTCAGATAGATGAAATAGCTAAACAGTTTAAACCTAATGTTGAAAATGTATCTAAATATAAAAAAGAATTTCCAGAGTCTACAACTAAAGAAGCTAAAGAAGCTATAGCTAATCAATTAGATGAAGCTGTTAAACCATTTAAAGATGATTTACAAAAATCTATTCAAGATAGAACAAGAATGGATAAACGTATTAATGATTTACATAATGATGTAGCCGATGTTGTCCCAGAATTTAAAGGTTTATCAGAACTAGATAAGAAAAAAATATACGACCAAGATTTTTGGGACCAAGATTTTGCAACAATGAAACTTGATAAACAAGAAATAAGTAGAGTTTCTAGATATAACTTAGATAATGCTGACATGACAATTATATTTATGGGTGCTAATAAAGGCGGTCAAGGTATGAAACAAGTTGCAAACTATTTAGAAAAAGGTACTCATGTTATTGAAGAAGGAATTAAAAGTTTAAAGCCTGGTGTTTATCAAGGACACAAACCTTATGCTGTAGTTGATTTATCTAAAGGGTTAACAAAAAAACAAGCAGAAGAAATACAAAGATTTAGTGAGTTTAATAATGTTAAGACTATGAATATATCTGGACCTAGTGATTTTACAAGTGCAGACGAAGCATTATTAAAAACAGCTATGGAAGATATCTTCTTTGTTCAGAAACAATTTAAACCAAATATAACTTTAGGTAATGTTAAAGGTGCTATTGATAATGCTATAGAAAGAATTAAACCTGGTGATGAAACACTTTACACAGCTGATGAGCTTAGAACAGTAGTTGAAGATATAGCAGATGATATAGCTAATAACGCAGATTTAAATAAAAGAGTTCAAGTAAATAAAGTACCTAAAGCAACAGCACATTTGCTTTCTGAATATTTTGACCAAGGGTTTATTCCAATGCCTGATGCAAGATTATTCCTTAGAGTATTTAGACCTATGAGAGATTTAATGTTGAGATTGTCTGGTAGAGCTAGAAATATAACTGCTGAAGATTATGAAAGATTGTTAGCTAAACCAGTAACTAATCTAGCTGAGCTAGCTCTTAAAGATGATAAAACTGCTATGGAATCTGTAAAACTATTTGTTAAAAAAGCAAGACTTAATGTTAAGAAAACAGCAGATGAGGAAGAGATAGTAAATCTTACTGAAGGAATGTTAACAATGATTGGAGATGGTTATATGCAAAGGATATGGAAACCATCTATTCTTTTGAGACCTGCATGGGTTTTAAGAGTTGTGGGTGAAGAACAATTGCGTATGTGGGCAGCTGATTTAGATAATGTATTTGCTCATCCATTCTCTGCATTTTCATGGGTACTAGGTAGAAAACCATCTAGAAATGCTAAGCTCTTAAAAGGACAAAGAGAAAAACTTAGAGATGATTATCTAGCTGATACTTTAAATTTAGGTAGAGGTGGTACAGATATATTTGATGAAACATTAGAACTATCTTTACAACATCAACAAGCATTAACTCAATCTCATAGAGGAATGACTATAGGTTTTGACCCTAAGAGAGCTAGAGGATTTACACAAGTTAAAAAAGATAACCCAAGATTTTATGGAGCTGGTACTAAAGAGTTGTTGCAATTAGCAGATGACCCATTAGCTACACGAATAGCTCAAATAGAATTTAATCCTATTGGTGGTAAAGAACAATTTAATAGAAAATTAGATGAAATAAAACAATCTTTTTGGGATGGGGAACTTAGTGAATGGAGAAAAGCATTCGTATCAAATTCAGATGAAGTAGGTAAATATAATAAATCTTTAATAAGTAATAGTAAGCAACATTCAGATTCTTATATAGATTCAATAGTTGCAAGAATACATGATAAAACAGGTGGTAAATATAGAGCAGTTGAAGTATTACCTGATGGAAGGAAGGTAAATGTTTGGGATGAAAACTCTATTAAACCTTCTGTGTCAAATGAAAATAATATTATTGAGTATACAATTATACAAGCTGGAGATGAAGAGTTAATTAGTCATATTGCAAAAGCAGATAACCAATTTGTTGATATAGCAGATGCAGCTGGAGAATCTACTAGATTAAAATTTAATAGAGAAATGTCAGAGTCACAGCATAAAAAATATACTGAATGGCTTAGAAGAAGGAAGAATGGTGTATGGAGTGATTCACATCACTTTAAGGCATCAAGAACTGATATGACAGGTGAGCTTGCAGGTAAATACGATGAGTTGTTAGAAACATTATTCTCAGGATTAATGGGTGTTCCAACAAATGAATTATCACGTTCTCCAGCGTTTAGACAATTCTATTGGAACTTCATGGAAAACATTTATGCAAACTTAGATGATGCTGCAAGAAGTCAAGTATTTGGTCAAGCTAAAAAAATGATGGGTCGTTCTGTACCTGGTAGTAGAGCTAGAAAATATCTAAAGAGTTTAGAAAATATGGGTACAGCTGATGCTAAAAAATTATTAGGTTTAGATGATTTAAGACAAGTTGATGAGTTAGCTAAAGCATATGCTTTAACAGAAACAAAATCTTTACTTTACGATTTAAATAAAAGACATGTTATTACAGATATGGTTAGATTAGCAATGCCTTTCGCAGAAGTATATCTTGAAATTGCTGGTACATGGACAAAACTTCTTAGAGGTCAAAAAATGTTATTTGGTAGGAAAGCACAAAGAACAGTAGAAGCAATGCGTAAGCCAAGTTTATTTGGTGAATATGAAGATGAAGGTTTCTTTACTACTGACCCTCAATCAGGTGAAGAGATGTATAACATGAATATGTTTGAGAATATATTTAATCTTGATAAGAGTTTAAATAATCCTGACCCAGATGGATTAGGTACAAATCCTATTACAGGTAAAGAGACAACTGAAATACCAAATATAAATACAAAACTTAGAGGATATGCTAGTGGTTTGAATATGGTAGCAGGAGATATAATACCAGGTCTAGGACCTTTAGCTCAGATACCTGCTGCTGCAATATTACCTTCTAATAAAGAAATAGATAAAGCATTCTTTCCTTACGGTAGACCGAATGAGGGAACATCTTCAATGTTGAATCCTATGTTTTACGCTAAACAAGCTATGCCTAGTTGGCTTAAGAAAGCTGTAGTAGCAGGCGATTCAATGGATGCTGAGTTTCAAAGAGCATACGCCAATCAAGTAAAAGAGATACAAAGAGCTATGTTTATGACTGGTACTTATGATGATTCTACACCTGAACAACAGGTTGCATCATTAGAAAAAGCTAAGAAGTTAGCTACACAAAGTTTATTACATAGAGCATTTGTACAATTTATTGCTCCTACTGGTGCTGTACTTCAATACGATTATGAAATAGGACCAGGAGGTAGAGCTTATCTAGACCCAAGAACAGTAGAAGGAGACCCAGAAGGTAAATATTTTGCACAAACATTATTATCAGATGCTTATTACAGAATGTTAGCTAAAGCAAATGGTGATAGAGTTATAGCTATTGCAGAATTTATTAAAGTATTTGGTTTTGAACCTACATCTTTATTGACTTCTAAATCTAAACAAGTTAGGAAGGTTTCATTTACAGATGAAGGCGGATACTTTAAACAAGAGAATGAAGAGTTATTTAAAAAATATCCTGATGTTGCTTACTACATGTATCCAGATAGCCCATTAGATGAATTTAATTGGCAAGCATGGAATCAAGCATTTTCTGATGGAGATAGAGTAGATTTAACTCCAGAACAATATGAACAATCTGTAAGACAAGCTCAAGGTAGTTTAGCTTATGAACATGCTAGAAGAGTAATAATGGATGGACCAATGTATGCAAGCCTTCCATATGCTAAAAGAGTTGAACAACTATATTTAATTAGATTGCAACTACAGCAACAATTCCCTGGTTATGGAGAAACCTCAACTGCTCCACAATCATTGACAACTGAAGCAAAGATAAACCAATTAACTGAAATGGTACAAAGAGATGGAGATTCTTTAGTTACAATGCCTGATGGAAGCACTAAAAAATTAAATGAAATGCCAGCTATGAAAGGAATTATTAAATATCTAACTGTAAGACAAAGAGTTTTAAATGTAATAAAATCAGAACATGGATTAAATGCTACATTAAGTAGAGCAGAAGCCTCAGAGTATAGAAGTTACTTAAGAGGAGTAGCTAATAAACTTATGTTAGAATATCCTGACTTTTACTTTATGTACTTTGATGTGTTTAGAGTAGAGGTAGAAGAAGAAATGAATTACTATGGAGTAGATATCTAATGGCAAATGGTGAAAATAGTCAGTATACAGAAGAAGAACAAAGAATATTAGATGCAATTCTTGGTGTAGAAGAACCTCGTCCAGAAGTTGGTTGGGGTGGATTAGAGTGGAGAATGCCTAAGGGTAGAGAACACGAGTTTGATAAAGAGTTATTTAATGATTTCTTAAGTATCTTTTTCTTAGGTGATGAACAGTTTGTACGAGAATTTGGAAGAGGTGTAATAGATTGGTTTTCTCAAAGAAGTAGTGGACAAGTAGATACTACTGAATTAGAAGCTCCACCTATTAGTTTGGCAGAATACCATTTGTATGCTGAAGCTGTTCTAGGTATTCCTTGGGATGAAATGCCACAGAATTTAAAAGATACTATTAATTTTACTTATGAATCATTAGGAAGCGATATACCTGTAGCAACAGAAGCTGCTGAAATAATTAAACAAAGCACAGATGTATTAATAGATTTACATGAGAAAGAACTTTTACCAGAAGAGCTTTCTCATTTAAGTCCTGATATTGTTGGTTCTGCTATATCTTCTGGATATTCTGACCAAGCAGATTTAGCTTATAAAGCATTCGTAAGTAAAGATGCACGAGATAACTTATATAAAGAAACTGCAGCAAGAAATATAGATTATGATTCAGCAGAAGAATTAAAAGAAAAATTAGATAATAACAAAATAACAACTCAAGAATATTTAGATGGAATAGATGCAATTATAAATAATGAATTAGGTGTAAATTACGTAGAGGATTTTATAGATTCATCTTGGGCAATGGACCCTATGGAAACGGATACAACATTTCAAGGTAAGTCAGAAGAAGAAGTGCGGACTATAAGTTCAATGATGGGACTTTCTAATGAAACATACTACGGTATAGGTGAATTAGATTTAGATGTATATAGTGAGAAATCCACTAAAGGAACAATGCCACTATATCAAGATGGGTTAGCCACTTCATTATTTGCTAATGCATCTCCTGAAGACATAATGGATACACAGCTTTTATTAGTAGAAGCTGGATTCTTACAACCATTTACTTTTGTTTATGGAGTACTTGATAATAATCCAGGAGGAACAATAGAAGCAATTACATCTGCTATGTCTAGATTAAATTTAAATGGTGATGGTATTAGTTCACAAGATTTATACAGTATCTTACTTGCACCAGGTAGTACAGCAGCAAATATGAATGTATTTTTAAAAGAATTTTTTAAAGACTCATTAGCAGATTATGGATATGGAACTGGTGCTTTTGAATCTAACTATGGTGGAGATAATTCATATCAAAATCTATTTCAATTTACTCAACCTAATTTTACTAATGCAAAAAGTTACATTAGTGATGCTATAACAGAAGGACTGGGTAGACCAGCTTCAGATGCAGAGTTACAGGCTTTCTTTGATTCATGGTCAAAAGAGAGTTACTCATTACAAAAACAAAATTTTGATATCAGACAAAGGAATATGGAAGCAGACCTATCAGATGCAAGAAGAAGAAGAAACCTTGCAGGTAGTGGAAGGGTAGGAGACTTTGCTATGACAGATAGAGAATCTGAAATGGATGTAGGAGAAGCAATGTCTACTAGCTTTGATGAGTTTATGCGAAATACGTATGGAGATATAATTACAGGAAGTCAAGCTGATGCTCAGTATAGGAAATCTTTTGCTAGCCTTATGGGTAGCCTTGCCAATATCGCTAATCAACCAGGAAATTAAAATGGAATATACTGTCGAGGAGGTTATTGAAGCCTTAAAAACGGAGGGTTTTACTGATAAAGAATTTTTAAGATATGCTGTTCCTTTGTTGGGATATGAATCTAAATCTTTAGAAACTAATATTCCATTTACACAAGATGTTGTAGATAAAGAGTCTCCTTCAATAGGTGTATTTCAAATTAATGTAGATACTGCTGCACCACAGATATTTCAATATATGGCAAGAATCGGTGATGAAGGAGTATCTATACTACCAAGAGATTCAGAACATAAGAGAGCATTAGCTAAAGGAATACTTAGTGAAGAACAAGAAGGAAGAGGGGATTTACTTAAAGTAGAAGGTGATGCTAAAGATTATGCTATTACATTCATACAAGGATTGGATTTAAATCAACAAGCTGAATTGTTTAAAATGGTCTATGACCAAAAAGAAAAAGAACAAGAAGATAAATCTTTTAAGAATGTATTAAAAAAACTATATAAGTGGACTACAGAAAGAATGTATGAAGATGATGATGAGGATGCTATAGCTTTTTTAAATAATATAATTAAAGATGTAGATAATTATTTAGCACAACCTCCTGTAGAAATAGAAGAACCTGTTACTCCTAATTATGCTGGTAGCAATTATGAGGAAGATGAAGGTAATACAGATTTACAAGGAGATGAATTTAGATTTGTAGGAACAGAAGTAATAACACCTGAAGCAACTAAAGAAGTATGGGCAAAAGTATTACAGAAATTATACGGTGTTAATAATCCTTTTGAAAGAGAAAGTTTTGATAAAAATATTCAACCAGAAATATCTGTAAATTGGGCAAAACCTTATCCTATACATGTAAGATTTGGAAATGCATTCAAAAGTTTAGGAAGAAATATTAGAAATAATATTAACGATACAATAGATGCACAGTTAGATTTTACAGAAAATGTTTACAACAAAGATAAGGAAGAATAGTGGAACCTGAAGATATTAAAAATAAAGGAACTTTAAATGAATGGTTTGATGAAGCATATTCTAAATTTGAAAGTCAAGGAAAGTTAGTTGCAGGACCAACATCTAATCCTGCTGAAAAAAGATTATTAAAATATTCAGATTTAAAAGATTTTTTAATTAATGAAAAAGGTTTAAGTACTGAATTAACAGATAAATTTATTCAAGATATTAAAGATGGAGTTTTTGCACCTGCGTTTCCAGAAGCAACTAACCCAAAAAATAGAGGTATATTGGATTTAGATTTTGTAAAAGGAGAAGGTTTGGCAGATGTAGGAATTAGTCGTAGTTTCTTTCATATGGAGAGTATGCAAAAACATTTAGATAATATATATACACCAGAAATACCTGCAACAGCTACTTCAGTTTCTGAATTAAGTTATACAGATAGGCAACTACTTCAAGATAATTTTTATAAATCTTTAAAAGATAGTGATGATGTTGTTGAAATATATTTAAGACAAATTTCAAGAGTAAATGTACCTGCTGAAAGTATTTATTTTAGACCTAAATTAGTACAAGAAGTTCCTGGGTTTTATACAGAACCTATAGGTGGTTTATCTTCAGGTGATATGGCTTCAGGTGGTGGTATAAGACCAACAGAAAATTATTACAGGCTTGAAGTAAATAAAAACAATTTATTAATTGATGTACCAGGTTTTGATTTTAATAATGAATTAAAAACTAAATTAGATTGGAATTTATTAGAAAAAGAATTAGGAATTAATTATTCACAATTTAAAGGAACTCAACATACCTATCAATCATTTCATAATAAATTAAGAATTTTAGCACAAGAATTAGGTATTGATAATACAAAATTATATAGCACATTGAGAAAGTCAGGTTACGAAGGAACAGTAGGTTATGTCAATAGACAAGTAGAAGTAGTATTGTTAGACCCTAATGATGACATAGGAATAGGTAAAAAAGTTAATTTTGAAAACTCAACTATAGATGACTTTTATAATAATAAACAAACAGTAAATCCAATAGATGAATTAGTTATTAAACCAAACACACCTACAAATGTAGTAGATGATTTAACTCCTAATCAATTAGCTGATAATTTTTTTGATAGCTTAAATAAAAATACTACAGGAAATGTTGAGTTTTATGTTAAACACGCAGGTGGTAATGTTCCTGCAAATGAAATAAAATTTAGTCATAAAATGGGTGGTGTTAATCATATCCCTGGTTTTTACACAGAGCCAATAGGTAATAAAACTTTAAATCAAATAAGAGGTCCTGGAAATTTTAGAGATGCTGTTGATAATTTTTACAAAGTACAAGTTAATACAGATAATTTATTAATAAATATTAAACGAGGAGAATTTAGAGGTGCAGATGTATTTGTTCCTAAATCTGGTGTTGGAGGTGCTGCACCATTAGGAGACCAAATAGAAAAAATAGATTGGGATATATTTTTTCAAGAAACAGGTGTTAGCTTTGATGATTTAGTTGCAGCTACTAAAAATAAAACACCTCAATTTTTTTATGATAAAACAGGAAGGCGTTCTTATGGTGGTGGGGTAGAAGTATTTACAAAAGTGTTAGCACAAGAAGTAGAATTAGCACAAAAAGGAAATCTTTTGCTATCCCACGGTTTTGGAGATACAAACCTTACTTTTACTGCACTTAGAAAAGCAGGTATAGAAGGATTTGTTACAGGACCAACTAATGCACAGTATGAAGTTGTTTTACTAGACCCTAATGATGATTTAGGGATTGGTAAAAGAATTAATATAGAAGATACAACTGTAGAACAATTCAAAACTTCTCAAGCTACAGCAAATCAAATAGATGAAATAATTATAGACACACCTACAAATGTAGGAGATGAAGTAGATAGAAGTACTATAGGTCAAGCTGATGACCCATATTTTGATACTGGAAAAGCTATAGACACACCTACAAATTTAGGAGATGATGTAGTAGAAGGAACAGTTACAAGTATGGAAGAGTATAGGTTTAAAAAACTTATAGAAGAAGTAGAAGAAGCAACACCTGATGTAATAAAGATTACACCTGAACAAGCTGGAACAATAGACGATGCAATAACTGAAGCTAGGGCTTTACTTAATAGAGATAAGTTTAAAATTATACAAGGTACTAAAGGGTCACTTTTACAAGGTGTAACTTATGACCAGGTATTTAAGGCTTTAGGTTATAAATTAAAAAATATATTTTCCCTTGGTTTAACTTTGACAGATTTATGGGAATTAGGTTTATTAGTTAGTGCAGTAGGCGACCCAGCTTTAGATAAGGTAGTAGAACTTATATTCCCTCCTGATGTTAAAGATGAAAGAACTTACTTCGAACGAGTTATGAATAAACTTGATTTGTATGCTGATATATCTCCTACTGAACAAGCAATACTGGCAAATAAAGAAAGTAGAGCAAGAAAGTATAGACCTGAAGAAGTAGAAGCCTCTGAAAATTCATATAATGAAGGAGAAATTACTTACTTTCAACATACAGCAAATCTTGATACTGTATTAGAGGCTCAAAAATCATATGTGTATAGAAGAGTTACTCCTAATATTGGAATGGTACCAGTTGAAACACATAATATAGGAAATTCTAATTATGTAATGTATACTTTAGGTAGTGCATTAAAGGGAGAAGAGGATAAATAATGCCAGATGATTTAGTAACTATATATGGTCCAAACGGAGCAACTCAACAAGTTCCTTTTGAGGATGTTCATTTATGGACTTCTAATGGATGGAGTAGAACAGCACCTGAAGCTGCGAAACCACAAGCTAACTGGTTACATAGTAATAAGTTAGTTGCAGATTATGTATATACAAAAAATGGAATAGTATATTTTGCATACGATATATCAGAATTAGTAGGCTATCCTGCTTATATTTCTTATGAAGCTAATGGTTTAGCTATTAATGATTACACAACTAATTGGGGTGTAGATTTAGGAGGTAATGATAGAAAAGGACCTGCAATGTCATACACACCTCCTCCAGGAGAAGTTATAGAAGACCCTAGTTTAACTATGACAGGATTCTCAGTAGGCGGTTCTTGGGCTCCAACAAATTTTGGAATAGACCCTACTACTGGATTAAGAATAAATAAAAATGGTTTCTCAAGTTTTGTATTTAGTGGTTTTAGAGAATTAGAAACTTCTTATCCATGGTTATTTGATGAAGTAAATGGTCAAGCAGTTGGTCTTACGTTATTATTCAAAGCACTAGCATTGGGTACTACTCTAACCTCAGAACAGCTGAGTAGAGCAGGATTAACTACAGGATATACACAAGGTCAATTAGATTATATAAACTCAACAATACTTACAGGAGGAGATGACCCATTATCTTTTAACTTAAACGGTGATTCTGTAACAAATCAAAAGTATGCGAAGTTAATAGGTGGAACAAAAGATAAATTAGATACTGCATTAGAAGGTATAGGTATAAGTCCAGAAGCATTTGAAAGAGAGAATGCAGAACTATATGAAAATCTATGGAACCAAGTCACAAGAGGTAAAGTGACAGCAACTTTATTAGACGAATATTTAGGTTTTGTTTTAGGTATTGAAGGATATGACTATTCAAAGGATAGTGATTTCTATTCAATATTTTCAGGTCCTAGAAGTGAATTAAATAATACTACATGGAAACAAGATACTTCATCTTTTACACAGGGTATTAATGCTAAAAGTTCTGCTCTAAGTTGGATAGGTTTAAACCGTTGGAATGCTCTATCAAAGGAAGAACAAAATAGTCTTGTTGAATTATTTGCAAATGACAAAACAGCTTTTGATACTAGAATGCAAACTATGTTTGATAACGACCCAGTATTTGGAGAAAGATTTGGTGGAAAAAATCTTAAGTATTCTCAAGTAGTAGGTCCATATAAGACTTTCTGGCAAAGTACTTTTGGTGAAGTAGCTGATGAAGGAGATGAAGGATTCTTAGAAGGATTAGGATTATCACAAATGGATGCAAGAAAAATTTATAGAACTTCTGCTTATAATAAAAGGAATGAATATTTTATGAATACTATGGCTGATAATATAACAACAAGTTTAGGCGGTAATATTCAAGGAGGATTTAGGATAGCATAATGGCAATACTTTCATATTACAGAAGAGACCAACTTACACCTATAGAAGTAGATAATGAAACAGATGCTGGTAAAAGATTTATTGCAGACCTAGAAGGTGCAGGATACTTCCAAGATGAAGCAAGGGCTATAAGAGAATCAGAATCATTAGTCGGAGGTTCTAACTACACAGCACCTGCATCAGAAACAACAGCTAGTGTAGAAGAAGAAGAACCATTAAACCTTAGTCCTAATCAAGTTTACCTACGCTTACCTTGGCTTAAATCATTTGCTGGAGGTAATGCAGATAAGTTAGTAGATGCTTATATAAAAGGATTTATAGAAGGAGATGGTTCAGAAACTGCAGCAACAGCTGCTATGAGAGAAATTCCTGAATATCAAACTGTATTTCCAGGTATTGTTAATACAGAAACAGGAGCTATAAGAATAAATGAAAGTGATTACGTAGCAGGATTTGAACAAGTCAAAGCATCTTTAATAGGTCAAGGTCTTGGAGGATATGCTAAACAAAAAAGTAGAGAAATATATGCAACTATGGTAGGTAATCAAGTATCTCCTAGTGAATATATTAATAGAGTACAAACTGTTAGAAGTAGAATATTTGACAGAATGGATGAAGGTATGAAACAAAATATTGTGGCAGCTTATAATGATTATTATTCAAGTGAACTTGGGGAATCTGTTACATTAGATGAGTCATCTATACTCGCTTTAGCTATAGACCCTAATCTAAATACTGAAATACTACAAAAAAGATTAAATGCTTCAGAACTAGGAGCTATATATACAACTGAAATAGGTGAAGATGTTTCACTTGAAAGAATACAAGAGTTTACACAAGCAGGAATTACATTAGGTGGAGCTAGAACACAGTTTGCTACTGCTGCTACAACTGCAAGATTATTAGGTAGTATGGCT